TTCCTTAGAGACTTTTATCCTTTATTTATGGACAAAGAAGGATGAAAATATTCTTAGCAGGCGGGTTCCCGCAAATGGCTGACCCAGTAAAAGAAAAGGCCCTCATGAACGTGGTCCTCAAAGTCCTGCCAACTCACAGGCGCCTCATTACGTTTTGGTACAAAAAGGATTTGGACAAAATGCTGGATTTAAAAAAGGATCAGCAAATAATTTGTCAGAAGTAAATATTCATATTAGAAGATCCCTTTTTAAGGAAGATTATGTGGAAAAAGCCATTTCTTTTCTTAAGAAGAACGTAAAAGGACAGGTCTTAGTGGCATTTTCTGGAGGCAAGGACTCTATAGTTATGTATGAAATAGTAAAACGATCAAAGATCCCGTTCCGTTTATCTCATAGCATCACCACAATAGATCCCCCTGAAGTATTGAGATTCATAAAGGAAAATTATCCAGAGTGTGAATTTTGCAAATCAAAACATAGTTTCTGGAAAATGACTCTGATGTCTAATCCACCTCTTTTGGGCAAGAGGTGGTGTTGCACTGCTTTAAAAAAGAAACCCTCTTGGAAATATCCTGAAAAGGAGCGAATTCTTGGTATTCGGCGAGAAGAAAGCAGCCGTCGAAATAACTATCCTGAAATTAACTATTTCGAAAAACTTGGTCATACTCACTATTATCCAATTATAGATTGGAAGGAATGGCAAGTATGGGAATTTATAGAAAAAAACAACCTCCCTTATTTGTCATTATATGATGATGAAAACTTCTCAAGAAGTGGGTGCATAATTTGCCCATTTAATTCATTTAAAATCAACCAGATAAATAAGGAAAAATGGCCGGGTTACTATAAAATATGGGAGAAGATTGTTTATAAATGGTATTTGAAACGAGTCGAGCAAGGAAGAACCATGGTTTACCCTTCAGCAGAAACTTTTCTACAAGCCTGGTATAATCAAGAAGCAACAAAATGGTATGAAAAGGATCAAAAAGAGAGGTCTCTTTTTGGCGATCTGGATCTAAAAAAAGAATCACGCGACGCTTGAAAACGTGATATAATAAAAGAGAAAAAGAGACATAGTAAATGGATATGATTCTCATCATTGCTGGCATAGTCGTTTTGATATACATTATATGCGGAGGAAAATAATGAAAGCTAACCCAGAAAGGAGGGACACTATGAATCTAACCATTAGAATGCTGAAAAAATACGGCGCATGTATTGAGGCCGTGGATTGGGCGAAGACACAAAAGGACAAATCTTATAAGGCGCTCTTTGCGACTTGTATCGCAGAGGATCACTTAGATTGGGTGAACTGGATTATTACCAGATTGCTCAATAATGAAAATAGAGTCCGATATGCGATTTATGCCGCAAGGCAGGTCATCAATATTTATGAGGATAAATACCCCGGTGACGATAGGCCGAGAAAAGCAATTCAGGCGGCTAAAAAATATTTGAAAAATCCATCAAAGGAAAACGCCGCCAATACCGCCAATACCGCCCATGCCGCCCATGCCGCCCATGCCGCCTATGCCGCCGCCTATGCCGCCTATGCCGCCGATGCCGCCTCCGATGCCGCCTACAAAGATATGCTAACTAAGATCCTTAAATATGGATACAGGCTATTAATTAAGCAGGAAAACGAAGAGAGAGGAAAATAATGAAAGCCAACCGAGAAAACCTACTCAACATATTGAGCCTATTAAAGCCCGGTCTCGCCAAAAGGAATGTCATCGAGCAAACCACCCATTATCTTTTCTCGCCAAAAGACATATCCACCTATAATGACCAAATCTGCGTTTCTTATCCTTTCGAGAATGACCTCCAGTGTTCGGTTCGATCAACGGATCTTCTCAAGGCTTTGTCAGGAGCGCGGACGAAAGAGGTTGAATTGATCCACGAAAACAACGAATTGCGGATGAAAGCAGGCACAAGAAAGGCGGGAATATCCACAATCGTAGAGGACAAGATAGAGAACCTTGTCATGGCGATGGAAGAGGAGAGAGTGAACTGGCGTCCGCTCCCGCCAGAATTCATAAAAGGCTTGTCTCTTTGCCGTTTCTCTGCGAGTAAGATAGGAGCGAGCGGGATCGTAGCCACCATCTATGCCAACGGCAATGACATCTTATCAACCGATGATAAGAGAGCCAGTTGGTATTCAATGAAAGAACCAATCTCGGAACCCTTGTTTGTTCCGGCCAAGGCGAGCCAGGAGCTTATCAAATTCTTGGATTTGGAGTCCTATACGCTGTCACCTTCCTGGATTCATTTTCGCACGAAGAAAAATGTGTTCTTTAGTATAAGGCGAATGTTATTTGACCAGTCGTTTCCAGATGTGAAAAGCGAAGTTGCCTCAATAACAGGCACGACAATCGAATTGCCTAAAAAGGTTAAGGATATCGCGGAATCCGTCATTGACTACGCTGAAGGCGAAGTTGATATGGACAAACATATTCTGATGGAAATTAATGGCGGGATTCTGACTATGTCCGCCTTGCAGGAAACAAAGTGGATAAAGGACAGGGTAAGTATAACAAATCCTGGCAAGGATTTCTCTTTCGACATTAACCCTTCTTTTCTGATAGATGTCATGGGACTCGGATATACAACCATCACTGTGTCCGAAGATCACAAGGCGCTATTTGCTTCGGAAAACTTTAAACACATCATGTTGTTGCCTATGAAAGGACAGTAATGAATAATATATTGACATGCGTTTATTGTGGTATGGCGTACCCAGAAGGAACACCACCTTGGGGCTCAAAAGTTTTAACTGACCATATAAAAATCTGTGAAAAACATCCCATGAGGGAAGCGGAAGAGGAAATAAAAAGGCTCCGCAAAGCCTTATCTGATTTAGGAAGCAAGGAGGGATCACTTGCGGAATAATCTATTCTGCCATCTTCATGTTCATAATGAATACAGCCTTCTCGACGGCTTTGGAACCGCGGAAGCCTATGTTAAGAGAGCCAAGGAACTTGGGTTCGAGTATCTTGGGCTCACAAATCACGGCAACATAGACGGGCTGATTCAGTTTCAACAGGAGTGCGATAAACAAGGCATTGGACCCGTTCTCGGGTGCGAAGCCTACATCGTGCCTGATGCGAAGGTAAAGCAAAAGGGCGAGAGAGGCGGGCACATTACGCTCCTTATCAAGAACTGGACTGGATTTAAGAATCTTTGCCAGCTTCTGACTTATGGTCATTTGGAAGGACACTATTACAAGCCCCGCATTGATTACAATTCACTGGTTAATCACTTAGAAGGGCTTGTAATTCTGACTGGATGCACGAAGACCTTCTTTTATCTTCAAGGAGGCGACGATTTTCTTGTTGACCTTCAATGCAAACACCCCGATGTGTATCTCGAAGTGATGCCTCACATGATGAAAGAGCAATACGAGCTGAACAAGATGTGGGGAGAAGCGTCCGACCTTACTACAATGTCGCTCGTTGCCACCAATGACTGCCACTACATTGAGGAATCCGATAACGAGGTCCACGACGTATTGCTTGCCATCAACACGAAGTCCTTAATGACGGATCAGAACAGGTTTCAATTCAACCTGAAAAAACTGTTTTTACAGACAGCGGATGAAATGCTCGAATCTTTCAAAGCACAACAAGCCCTTACGATAAAGCAAATCAGGATGGCAATGAGGAACTCCATAGAAATTGCCGAAAAGTGTTCTGGCTTTAGGATCGAAAAGAAAACCGTTCGCTTACCAAACGTGCCAGGTATTAAGCCTGGCTTCGAGTCTCAAGAGCTATTGTCCCAATGTGAGAAAAAACTTGCGGATATGTTCCCGCAAGGTGTCCCACAGGATTACAAAGACAGGCTTGACGAAGAGATAGAATTGATAATGGAAAAAGGGTACGGACAATATTTCATGATTGTCCGAGACATAGTGGAATTCTGCAAACGGGAGGACATAATGATAGGGCCTTGTAGAGGTTCCGTCGGCGGCTCCCTTGTCGCCTACTTGCTCAGCATAACCACTATTGATTCTATCAAATACAATTTGCTGTTCTGGCGGTTTGTGTCAGAAGACAGGATTGACTTGCCAGACATCGACGTTGACTTTGAGGACAGGAAAAGAGACTTGGTAAAGAAGTATCTGGCGGATACATACGGGGAGGACAATATAGCAGGCGTTTCGTCTTTCATAAGGATGGAAAGCAGAGCCGTTATTCTGGACGTTGGGAAGAAGTTCAGCATTCCTGTTCCGGAAATAATGAACTTTTCCAAAGTCATCGCCCCTTGGGACGAAACAAAGTGGGTGACACAAGGAAGAGAGCAGTGGGGCCAAATCAAAAGCGATCTCCATGGAGCTATAGTCTCTACGGAGGAAGGGAGGGAATTCTTTAGGAAGCACCCGAAAGTGTGCGAAGTCGCCCTTAAACTCGAAGGGCAGATAAAGAGCCTTGGTAGACACGCCGGCGCCATGTGCATTTCTGCCGACAACCTTCGAGACGGGCAAAGAGGGAACCTTGCCATCAGGTCCGATAACAGAGTAATTAATTGGGAAAAGGACAACGCAGAGTACATGGGACTGATGAAGTTGGATATTCTCGGTCTCAAAACATTATCAGTATTAGCAGATATAAAACGGAGGGTATTTAAAAATTATGGCACTGATCTTATTTTTCATCCTGAGTCTAATTCTTATTTTCTTGGTAACGGGGCTGGTTCTCTTCCCGATGATGAGGGCCTCTCCGTTGTTTGTTGCCCGTTCACCTACGAAAAGATACCAGTGGACGATTCTAAGATTTTTGATTACTTATGTGAAGGCAAAACAGCTGGCGTCTTCCAATTTAATACACCGGGCGTTACGAGGTTATGCAAGGACCTACAGCCAAGATCTATCGACGCAATGGCTCAAATAAACTCGCTCCATAGGCCCGGAACTCTTCGAAGCGGTACTGTAGACCGGTTCATTGAAAGAAAAAAAGGAGCCCGATGGCAAGGTCTCCACCCTCTCATTGACAACATCACAAAGGACACTTACGGCGTGATAGTGTATCAGGAGCAAGTGATGATGCTTGCTCGGGAGTTGGCGGGAATCTCATGGGCGAATTCCGATCGAATCCGCAAAGTAATAGGTAAAAGCAAAGGCGCAGCGGAGCTTGGTAAATTCCGCAATTTATTTGTGGAAGGGTGCAAAGCGCAAAACACCTTGCCTGAAGAGACAGCCACAAAGTTATGGCAAGAGTTAGAGACTTTTGGAGGTTACGCCTTTACCAAGGCTCACGCTGTTGGGTATTCCGTATTAGCATATTGGGCAGTATGGATGAAGGTTCATTATCCGGCCGAATTCTATTGCGCAGCCTTGACTTATGGTTCTGAAGGATGGAGAGACCAATTACTGAAGGAAGCTACTCTTGAAGGGTTCGAGATAATGTTGCCAAAAGTGGGCGTTTCCAAGGCGGAATCATGGGAAGAAGGGAACAAAAAACTCTATGCACCGTTCATTATTATCAAGGGAGTGGGGCAAAGTCTTGCTGTCAAAGCGGAGGCCCTACGCGCTGCGTCTAAGCGTGGATTTTTTAATATTATAGAGACTCAGAGGCCCACAGGCCGCTTAGGCGATCTCCTTGAGGCAGTCAAAGCATTTGATAAAGATGGGATGCCCGAGGACCCTAACTCTTTACTCGAAATAAGCCTCCCAATTCGTGACATGAGTGCCTATCCGAAACTAATTACTTTCCTTAGTGCAAGATACGGCGCGCCACTTGAGGACATGATTAGCGGCAGGGTAAAATGTCCTCACCTGTTTAAGAAGGCAAGAATAAAACCTGTTACAGGCGACTGTCAAGCTTGCGAGCTGAGGCAAGAGGCATCGCAAGTTGTTCATCCATCCACTGGACTGTGGAATGTAATGATTGCGGGGGAATCCGCTGGATCTGATGAAGATCGGTTAGGCAAAGGGTTCGTAGGCGCAGCCGGGAACAGAATCCTTTGGCCCGAATTGTCGAAATATGGACTTAAAAGGATCAAGTTCCATGTAACCAATCTTTGTAAGTGTTATCCGTCCAAGTCAAAGACGCCTACTAAAGAGCAAATTAAGACCTGCACCAAGTTGTGGATTGAGAAAGAGATCCAGGAGCTTTCCCCGCCCATCATTCTTGCCTTTGGCAATAGCTGGATAAAATATGTTCTTGGCAAAACTGGTGGCATAACAGAGTTATCTGGCAAGACTCAATGGGCAGAGAACATAGGCAGTTGGATATGTTGGTGCACACATCCGGCTGCCGTATTGCATAATGAGAAGCAGAACTTGTTGCCATTTCAGACTGGCATCAAGAATTTTGTGGAAACATTGAAAGGAATGGGTGGGATAGATGAAATCCTATATTAATCCAACTTTAGCGGCCTTTCCAGGCGCCCTTTCAAAAAGTCAATTGGAGGCTTTCAAAAAAGTATGGTATCTCCAATATAAAGGGCCCGGCTACGTTAATAAAGAAGCAATCAGGCTAAAAAACGGATGGAGAGATGGAGCATTTATAAGCAATTCTAACGAACCAATCTATCCAGAAGGCTCATTCTTTCAAAACCTGATTTGGATAATTTTTAATCTCCTCTTGTGGTCATGGAATATTATAGAAATAATGAGGGCAACATCATGTTTAAATTATTAATTCTTCTCGTTGCTACGGTAGGAATTACAATAGCGATCAAAGGAAGCGACGAGATGATTCAAGGATGCGGAGGATTTGTCGTTCTCTTGTGCTTACTCGCTTATGGTCTTTACCGATGCTTCTCTGAAAAGGAGAGAAAATGAGTTATGAACTGGAAAGGAAGTACAGGCCGCGCGGTTTTGCCAGCTTTGTAGGCAACGAAGCGGCAGTTAGCCTACTAAAGTCTAAATTCGAGGCAAACAAGCCGCCTCACAAGCTCCTCATAACAGGACCGGCAGGATGCGGCAAGACCACTCTTGCTCGAATCTTTAAAAAGCAGATCGGATGTAGCGATGAGGATTTCTATGAGTACGACGCCGCAACGACGAGAGGCATTGACACCATCCGAGAAATAAGAGAGGCAATGAGGTACGCGCCTCGGAAAGGAGATGTCAAGATATATTTCCTCGATGAAAGTCACGAATTAACTGGTCCCGCGATGAACGCCATCCTCAAAGCTCTTGAGGAACCGCCATCTTATGTTTACTTTATCCTTTGCACTACGGAAGAGGATAAAATGTTGCCAACAATAAAGTCGCGGTGTACCCATATCAGAGTTGCCCCGCTTCCAAGTCGTGATCTTATGCAACTCCTTCACCAGGTGGCAAAGAAGGAAGGCAAAAACGTAAAGATGGAGGTTATGAAGAAGATCGCAAGCCTAAGCAGAGGTGCCCCACGGGACGGTTTAAAAATGCTAAATGCAGTAATAGACATGGATGATCCCTCCACAGAGGCTCTTGTTGATGCCACGATAGATAATCCTACCGTATTGACAATATGCCGAACGATTGTTGCCAGACTTGATCCACCTACCAAATTCAAACAACTGATGGATACGACAAAGGATCTGACGCAAGACGCAGAAAAGGTGCGGTATGCTATTTTGGAATACTTGAGGAAAGTATTAATTAGTAATCCGAGCGATGCGACGGCGGAAAAGATGATGCTTTTCTCGCAATCCTTCATATATTCCAAAGATGGCGGCTTAGCCGTGGCGCTCTACTTGGCTTCAAAGATATAACGCTCTGTAGGTTATCGAAAACGTGATATAATAATAATTATGAATGAGATAGAAAAACCTATTCCACCACTAAGGTCTGAATATAGAGAGGCTTTAGAACAATATGACGCAGGAGACCTGTTCAAAGAATGGTCAAGGCAAGCAAAGTTGGCAATGGATTGGGTGGAACACCACAGCGAAGCCTTCTTTTATAGAAGGATGCTGGAGAGGAAGAAAAAACTGATTAAATCCGATCTAATCAAGGCCATAAAGAATGATCCTTTCTCTTATGGCATAAATGATGGAAAGACCCCTGCAGAGGTCCTGAAGGCTTGTTATCAATCTCACCCGGACTATCAACAAGCAGAGGTGGAGCTAATCCAAGCGCAATACGAAGAGATGATACTGGAAGGTGCAAAGTGGCAAATAAAGGAGAGGAAAGATGCGCTGGAGAACATGGTCAATATGGTTTTAAGTGGAATATACGGCAGACCAAAAGAGCCTGACATCCTCAGGGATCCAAGCTCATGGAGCCCAAGTTCTGAAGAACAAAGGCAAGCAACAGGGCAGGCTCTGATAAGAAGGAATAAAGTCTAATTATGGAATGGATAATTTCATTGTTAAAATATACCATCGGGATTGTCCTTGCAATATTAGTGGGCACATTTATTATTTACTACATATCAAAAATAGTATCATATGGAGCGACGATGGGCGTGCTCCAAGCCAAGAATTTCTACCATAAAATAATAGAAAAGGAGAACAAAAAGGATGGATGATTACATTGCGAAATTGAAGGCGGGGCTGCTGAAGAGGCAAGAAAGCGAGAAGAGCTATTTCGGCAAAGATGGGTTCAACCGGGTCTTTACGGGAGAACTGAAGGCAAACTGGTTCAAGGTCTCAGAGAGGAAAATGTATTTGGATCTCTTGCCATGGGTTGCAGGGAAGAACTTCCCAACTAACAGGAGAGAGCCTGTCAGGGAAGGTGATATTGTGTATGTGTTGGATCTGTTTGTCCATCGGAATGTAGGAGCAGCCGGCTTGTCCTATGTCTGCCCTTTCCGCAATTATGGCCTCCCATGCCCTGTGTGCGAAGCGATGAAGAAGAAAAAGGATGAAGGCGCGCCGGACTACGAAGTCGATGCCTTGAACGCCAAAATGAGAACCTTTTACAACATCAGCGACGTTACGAACGATCAGGAATACGGAAAAGGAGTGCAGATATGGGACACTTCTTGGTTTTCCTTTCAGAAATTCTTGCCGACCTTGCAGGAATCAAG